TTGAAGTAAACGGCAATCAATACACCGTGGCACCATACTTTAATGGCATACGCTACTCTGATATAAATTACAAAGCACTCACTACATCCTACGGCAAATTATATCCTGGTTATGTAGTACGATGGAAACTGTTCAATGGTCCAAAGTATCCATCTGATTATGTTTATGGATGCACATTTGTGAAAGAGTTTAGACCAGGCGAAGGCGTTAACAATACCATAAAGATAGTTGCCGACACTCAGTTCTTTTATGATGCTGCCACAAACACATTGCACTTTGATAATACAACGGTGGAAGACCCTATACTATGGGGCGAATACGAGGAATATCCTGCTCAAGGCAAAAACGATGGTGACCAATGCTTCATAAATTTGCGCACCGGCAAAAAAGTTATCAATGCTGTTGGAAATATCCCACAGTAGAATATATTTGTTATCTCTAATTCATGGTTAATTACATATAATTAAGGGAAAGCACAAATTAGCAAAAAAGCCTCTACAAACGTGTGGAGGCTTTTTCTTTTCACTTGTTTTTATTTATGTAAATTCTATTCAGTTCCTTTAGTTCTTCGATTGTCCACTCAACTCTTTTATCAATCCCTTATAGTAGGCAATCTTTTCTTTTATCTCAGGTAGGGTGAGTTTTAGTTCTTGTTGTTTCCTTTCCTCTAGGGCATCAAATCTTTCTTGGCCTATTCTTGCAGGTAGTCGTTTTCTGTACTCATGCAAATTACCGCCTTTGTGTTGGTTACAATGGACGCAAGCATTATGAACGTTGTCCTCGTCAACCCTTAACTGTGGGTATGCTCCACAAGAGTAGAAGTGACTTGCGTCTGTTTTCTTTCCTTGTAAATTTTGACCGCAACTTATACATGGGAGGTCTTTGTCTCTTAGCCTTATGTATGTATTGAAAGCAATCTGTAAAAGTTGCATCCAATCGCTATGTGTTTTCAAAGACTCCTTCTTTTCCGCCACCCACTTCTTATCCTCTTTTTTCTTTTGAAATTTAGCGTATTCAATCATGCACGCTGGAGTTTCACACACGGGTTGCAATGAATTAAAACGGGGCTCAAACTTCGACTTGCAGACTTTACACTTTCGCGTTGTTTTCATTCAGTTGGCGGTTCAGGTAATAGTATCCAATTATTGTTCATTTTTTAAGTGCTTTAATTTACTGTTATTCAAATACATAAAATTTGTTTCCCTTATCAATGAGGTAAACATTTATGATTTCATGTTTTATTCGTTTAGTGCAAAAATATGTATAAAAATAGACTTGTGCAAGATAAATAAACCGTTGCAATAATCTTTGTATCTGTTATCAATAATTAATTCAAAAAACATGAGCACAAAAGATACTGTAATCGCAAAATTCAAAGATATTCTTTCTAAAAACCCATTCTTGAAACTTGCCGCTGCTGAAGGTTTAGAGCCTGCGGCACCCGTTGAGTTCAAAGCCACCGCAAAGTTAGCCGATGGAACGGAGATACAAAGCACTGCGGATTCTTTTGCTGTAGGTTCTGATGTTATGGTAGACGGTGCGCCTGCTGCGGATGGTGAATACATCATGGAAGATGGAAGCGCAATCGTTGTTGCAGGTGGATTAGTTACGGAAGTAAAGGAAGCCACACCAACGGACATGACGAGCGAACAACTATTGGCCGCTATCTCTGAATTATCAGAGCAACACAAAACACTTTCGGAAACTTTGACCGCTAAACAAGCTGAGTTGGAAGTATTGACCGCAAAGGAAAAATCAACCAACACTGAGTTGGCTATTGCTAAAGCCGAGGTTGCACGTTTGAGCGCATTACCTGCTGCTGCAAGTGTTACCGATGTTGCATTAGCTGCTTCAAAACAAAAAGAAAAGCCATCTAAAACATGGGCAGAAATGAACGCAATTGAGCGCATGATTTCTTTGAAAAATAACTAAGTTCATATCAACCAATAAAATAAAAATCAATCCAATAAAATGGCAACAACTCTTAATCTTACCGAGACATACGATGGCGAATTAGCCGGACAAATCCTCGTTAATGCACTCATCACAAATGAGTCAATGCAGCACGTTACGTTGAAAGAAGATATCGCGTACAAAGAAAAGGTGCGTAAAATGGAAATGGATGTGGTTATAGGTCCAATAACCTGTGACTTCACACCAACAGGCTCTGTTACATTATCAGAGCGTGAACTTGTTTTGGAAGGTTTCCAAACGCAAGGCCAACTTTGTAAAAAAGATTTTCTACGGGATTGGACTGCGCGCGATGCACAGAACAATATGTTGAATGGTCAATTGCAAGGAGGCATAGGTGACTATGTTGCACTAGCTATCGCTGCTAAAAATGAGCGCATCATGTGGCAAGGTGTAGATGCAACGGTTGGCGAATATAACGGATTTATAACGCTATTCAATTTGGATGGAACTATTAACTCTGTTGCTTCTCCTGTGGCACTTACAAAAGCGAATATTATCGACAAGATAGAATTGCTTTTGGCTGAGGTTCCAACTGAGATTGAGAACGCCACCGAAAAGCCTATGGTGTACATGAACAATAAAACGTTCCACATATACCGTCAAGCAAACGTTGCAACTGGTAACGGTTGGAATACATACAACGGACCAGCTGTAGACAAATCATTCATGGGTATCTATGATATTGTTATTTGCCCGGGAATGACTGACAATACCATGGTAGTTGCTCAGAAATCAAATCTTTGGTTTGGTACTAACAAAGCAAGCGACATGAACTCTATCAAAACAAAAGATATGAGCGATGTTGATTTGAGTAACAATGTTAGATGGACAGCGCAGTGGTTTGCTGGCTTGCAGTATGGTTTCGGTAACGAGATTGCACTTTACACAGTTTAAGATTTTCCAATAACAACGGGGGTTTAATCGCCCCCTTTAATAAAAAATAAAACATGGCGTGTATATTAACACAAGGATTTACAACATCGTGCTTAGATGGCGTTGGTGGTATCTCTGAGGTATTTGTTGCGAATTGGGATAACTTTGATTCAGGCATTACAACTGACCCAACAAGCGGTGAAATAGATGGACTTCCAACTGCTACGCTTTATCGCTATGTAGGATTGAAGGCTTCAATGTCATTGGATGATACACCGAAACCTGATGTTGGAAACGGAACAATTTTCTACGAACAGAAAGTTGCTATTCGTATAGGTGGTTTGAGTTCTGCTAAGTCGAAAGAAATCACAACGCTTGCAAAAGCTAAGTTGATAATCTTTGTTCGCACAAACAAGAACCAAATACTTTGCATCGGCAAACAAAATGGTGCGTTCTTAACCGGTGGAGCAGGTGGCGCAGGAAAAGCACTAGGTGACTTCAACGGTTACGAGTTAGAATTTACTGCTGAAGAGCCGACCATGGCATTGTTTGCAGAAGCATACACGGCCGTTCCATTTGACAACTTCGCAGGCATAACATTAAGCCCTCTATACTAAGACCCGTTCTGTTTTCATCTTTCATATAAGTTTTAATTGTTTCAAAATAGGCGGGCCTCAAAACTCGCCTTTTTTGTTTTAAGAATGAAATATCTAATACCAAATACAAGCGGTCAGACGCTATATGCTACACTCAAAGAGGGTGAAGTAATACTTGGTGCATCATACACAAATTACTTGCTTGTAATAACCCGCGATGAGAATTATAGCGATGGTGAAAGTATAGCGCAGGTGCCAGTGGTAGTGATAGACAATGAAAGGTTCACACAATTAACAGTTACCACTGTGGGTTTAACTGCTCCAGGCGCTCACACATACAAAGTTTACGGACAAAATTCGGCAGTTAATACGGATCCAACTTCATTATTGGTAGTTGGTTTAATCGAGATGGGTTCAATAATTTTAACGGACGATGCTGAATATTTCACACCGTCAATTTCAACAATAGAAAACGATGTTAGAAGCAGACAATAAAAATAAAGTGCATAGCATTTCATTGGCTCAGTATTCGCCACAGAACTATTCTGAGGGTGAAGATAACAAAGGCGTGGTGCACTATGGCAATGATAATAATTTTCCGTTGTACTTGGCTGAGTTGCACGAAACAACGCCCGTGCATGGCCCTTTGTGTACTTCACTTGCCACAATGATTTCGGGCAAAGGATTTGAAACTAAAGACGCGAAACTTAATCAACGTGTAATTGCTCACGGCCTTTCTGACTTACTTCCTAAAGTAGGTAGTGACTTGAAAATATACGGTGGTTTCTTCACTGAAATCATTTATTCTACCGATAGAAAAACGGTTGCTAAAATAAAATACCATCCATACCATTGGTGCCGTTTGGGCATTGACAAAACAACTGGCGAAGTAGTGGGCGTTTGGATAAGTCGTGATTGGACAAGCACGGGCAAGGTTAGAAATAGACCAGTATTCGTGCCTCGTTTCAATCCTGCATTTAAAGAAGAACAACCAAATCAAATATTATTTACTCAGTTGCCGGTTGTTGGTAACGGATATTATGCTAAACCTGATTATTGGCCTGCAGTAAACTATTTAGAGTTGGCCCGTCAAATTGGAATTTACCATGTGAATAATATTCTGAATGGTTTCTTTCCATCGTTTATGGTGTCGTTCTTTAATGGTGTGCCTGACGAAGAAAGTCAAAGAGGTGTGCGTAGGTCATTTGAAAAGTCGGCAAGCGGTGCAAAGAACGCGGGAAAGATGCTGATCACATTCAATGAAAGTGGTGTGACGCCTCCAAAGGTTGACCTCATGCCAATGACGGATGCAGATAAGCAGTACGACCTATTGAACAAACAAAGTGTTTCGCATATCATGGTCGCCCACCGTGTTACAACTCCAAGATTATTTGGAATAGGTGACACTGGCAACGGTTTAAGTTCAAACACTGATGAAATGAAACAAGGGTTGGAGATATTGAACACTCAGGTAATCAAACCATATCAAAGTTTGATTTGCAAACATTTTGAAACCATATACCAAGCAGAAAGTATCAATGGCACGCTCGAAATTATACCAAATGCACCAATAGACTTTATGAGCGATGAGCATACGGGTGTAAATGCTGCGTCACTTGCTCTTAATGGTGCTCAAATTGATTCTTTGATTAACATAATACTACAAGTTGCAACGGGTGTTCTTACTCCTGAAACGGGCCGCGCAGTAATGAAGGCAGGTTTCCCTCAGTTGAAGAAAAAACAACTTGATGACATATTTGAAACCGTTATTCCTGCAAGCGTAAACCCAACAGAGGTGTTGCAAAGCGTTGTTCGGTTTAGAAAAATAATGATGTCTAATGAATATATATCAAGCGATACGCCAGTTTCTGAACCGCCCGTGGTGGCACCTAAATTAAGCGCAGAACCTGGAGCGGAATTAATCGCACTAGGTGAAGACGTGCCCAATGGTTATTTTATTCTCGATGCATACAAAGTAAACGATGATGATGATGATGCTGAAAACGCAAGCCTTGAAAGTGTAAACTTATCAGTGAGCGCAGGCACGGCAAGGCCTAATGCAAAGAGTGAGCAAGATAAAAAGATTGACAATAAACTGTTCATCACTCGTTACCGTTACAAGGGCGAAAGTTCGGACAACACTCGCGCTTTCTGCAAGAATATGGTGTCGGCCAACAAACTCTATCGCAAAGAAGATATAGTTCAAATGGAGAACCGCGCAGTCAACCCGGGATGGGGACCGAAAGGTTCGGACACTTACAATATATTTTACTTCAAAGGCGGTGGCGAATGTCATCATTTTTGGCAAAAAGAAGTGTATGTAAGTGCTGAAGGTTTGGGCATAGATGTGAACAACCACAACGCAAGAAAAGAAGCTGTTGCCAAAGCAGAAAAGCAAGGCTACAAAGTGCGAAACGAAAAGCAAGTGGCACAACTTCCCGTTGATATGCCTTTCAATGGATTTTTACCTGATAACCCTCGATTCAATTAAGCCATGGCCGTATCATTTCCAGCTAAAACGCTAATCATAGATGAAAATTACATAAAGAAGAACAGTGCTTTGAATGGTTCTGTTGATGCTAATTTAATTTATGCAGCCATGTATGTGGCTCAAATTAAAAACGTGCAACCGTATTTGGGCACGGCCTTATATGAAAAGATTTTATCAGACATTGCTGGCGGTACACTTGCTGGTGATTACTTGGACCTAGTCACAAAGAAATTAGCAGACGTTTGCTGTTGGTGGACTATGATTGAGTTGATACCAAAGCTCACATACAAGTATGACAATGGCAGTTTACAACAAAGAATTTCAGAAGATAGCACGCCTATAAGCGATGCGCAAATGAAGGATGAAATAGACCGCGCAAGGCACAATGCTGAGTTCTTCACACGTAATTTAATTGACTACCTATGCGAAAATTCAAGTTTGTTTCCTGAGTATTCTCAAAGCGTATCACCATGCAAATACCCACTTAAAAGAGTGCGCGTTGCCACATCATTCATGTTCACATTTACAAACGAAAATAATAATTGTTGCAATGATTAAATCCTTAGTACGTGGCCAAGTAGTCACAATTTTAAAACGCTCAAATGGTTACGAATACCTTCGTGAAGGCGATATAGTAATAGATGAACCATTAACACTTCACCCAAGCGGACAAGCTGTTACCTGCACCATAGATATATGCGATGTGGTGGCTAACTGCGATGTGGTGTTGAATGACAAAGCATACATAACTGACGAACACCCGTTTGTGTTTCCTGAGTTGGTAGGAGGCAGACCTAGAAATATTGTACGAAGATGAACCAAAAAACATTCGCTGCATTTTTAGTTAGCTTACTAGCACTATGCACATGGATGTTTGGTTATATCCTAGTTGCCTATACATTTCATCATCCATACTTTGTCACGGATATATTCGTCACTGATATGTGGATGCTTAGTGATGCGATAGCCAAGTGCTTAATCATTGTTGTTCTATTAATGCTTACTACTGGATACTTTCATCAATGGTTGATGTTTGTTTTTTCTGTTGCCGTAAATAATTTACTCGATGAATTATGGTTTGACCCTTACACACTAGGGTTAAACGAAGCTGCTATTACTGTTTTGCTTGCTGTTTATTACACCACACAAATCAACAAGGCTTTGTATGCAGCAAGACGACATCAATGAAATTCTAACTAAAAACGGTGTACCTATAATGAGTGCAATAACCGCTACTGTTGCAAAAGTATCACACACGATAATGAATAACAGAAAACTATCATTTGCAAAGTGGTGTGCCATTATATCCATATCGTTATTTTGGGCGTGGATGGCCGGCTTGTTTTGTGCTTGGAAGGGATTTGATACACTTCTTACATCTATGGTCGTAGGCCTTTCTACGTTGCTAGGAGAGCGAATCAATGTGTACATAAGCGAAAACTATAAAGTCATATTTGATAAACTACTTTCAATATTTACAAGTAACAAAAAATGAAAAAACCATTCAAAGACACGGGCGTTGGTAAGTTCCTGCGCGAAAAAGTAGCGCCAATAGCAGGCGATGTACTTACAATAGTAGGAGACATAACTGGGCGTGAAAGCATCGAAAAGATAGGCCAACTATTGAACGATAAGAAAGAACAAAGCGCAGAAGCCATGGCCCTGCACATGGAGTTCGAGAAGTACAAGTTGGAATGGGAATTGGAACTGCAACGCCTGGAGCTGGATATATTCAAAACTGAATTAGCAGATCGCGAAAGTGCCCGTGCCCGTGAAATACAATATATGCAGGCCAACGGTGGTAAGCGTGATTGGTTAATGGGCTCGGCTGTTGCTGTTGCTCTTATCATGTACGTTTGTGCATTTGCGTTTCTAGCTTATGGACCCGTTGTTCCTGATGGAAAGAAAGATTTGTTCAACATGGGCGTTGGCCAAGTATTCACATTTGCCGGCATGGTGTTCGCTTATTACTTAGGCACAACTAAAAGTTCACGCACCAAAGATGAAACCATTGCAAGCGCTATAAAATGAACCGCGTAAAGATTACCGATAACTTTTACCTCGATGAGTTTATACCACCCGAAATATATTCGGTGCGCGGTGCTGCTTCCATTGAGTTATTGGATATTCGGATAATCGCGGGAGTGCAATTCCTACGCGAAAAGGCTGAGGCAAAGTATGGTGCCAGTGTTTCATTCACTGTAAATAATTGGTACAACAAAGGCACACGCCACGAAAGTGGTTTAAGGCTGCCAAATACACACACTGGAGCCAAATGGAGCCAACATAAGTACGGCAGGGCAGTTGACATAGTGCCAAGGGGTTTGAGCGTTGCACAGATATTTGAAATCGTAAAAGAGAATGAGAGGTATTTATTAGACAGCGGGTTTATAACCACCGTAGAAAATATTGCCTTTACTAAAACTTGGCTTCATGTGGATTGCAGATACACCGGATTGGATAATTTACGGATTGTCAACCCTTAGATGCTCCGGCTTAAGCAACATTCTATTTTTGCACACATAGTAGTTATTGCTCAAAGTCATTGCGACACGGTCTATTTCAATCAATAGTTTTTTCCTCTGAGCACCCGTGAGCTCCATTATAAATTCATGGCCGTTGATGAATTTTTGAGTAACGCCCAAGTCCAAAACCCTCACAAGGTTATTGTGGTAGGCCAATTTTTGTTCTGTTATCATGTCCATTTTAAAAAGGTATTGCTTGTTTCTTAAATTGTTTTAATGTCGGTCTAATCTTATCCAGCGATTTGAATTTTCCGTCTATTATGTAGCCTATGGTACATCGTTTCGTTACTTGTTTAATCAGTTTACCGCTCTTTGAATTATAACACAATCCGCACTCAGTAAACCAATAATGTGGGTCATTATCAAGGTGCCATTTTGCAACATATTTTACAGTGAAATCGGGCATTTGCGTGGGTGTAAAGTTTCGCCAATCGACAAGTTAGGCGAAACCTTTCTCCACCCTGTTACGAATAGCGCCCCAATCCATCATACTATTTTGTAAAGCAGTTATTCGCTCTCCATCATAGAATTGCATTTCATTAATTTGTTTCTGTTTATCCTGTATCATTTCTTCACAAAATAGTATTGCTCCGATTTGACCTTTTTCTTTCGTAAGGTCATATGCTTGTTCATCCCACCGAAAGGCATCGCCTAACACGGGTTTGGCAAAAAAGCCGTTTTGTTCTTCGTTTGACATATTGTTCTAATTTTTAAGTTTTGTAATTCGATTTAACTTCTCGTTTCGGCTTCTTCGCCAAGCCCCAAAACGTTATAGCCAATTAAGAAGAAGACAGTTCATAATCTCCGTGAGTTGGACTATATACTTCTAATTTTGGCGATTTTAATAATTCCTTCATATTTTCTGCACTACCAATAGCTTGTCCATTTATATACCAATACCAAATCATTCTACCTACTGTTTTATGTTGCCAAGTTAATGTTGGTCTGTGTATTTTTAAGTCAACCGTTAATTTTTCTTCTAATCCACACAAATCACAATCTTTTTTTATTTTATCAATCAGCTTTTGTCTAATACTACTCATAAATTAACTGGCTATAACAGCACATTTGAGAAATTAAAAATGGCATTTAGTTTAGTATTTAAATTGAGCTGTGAAGTAGCCATTTTTAACTTCACAAATCTGCAAAACGTTAGGCGAAATGCTAAAGAACATTCCACTGCTTTAATAAATCTTTCTGACTTTGTTTTAAGTTGGACATTTTCACAACCGTATCATCATAGTTTCTGTCAGTTGAAACTACTACAAATCCGCTTTTGTCCTGTAAATCTTTTATTGGATTTTGCCAACACATTGATTGATATGCACCGCTAAAATGTCCAACATAAGCTAATTCTCTTTTTTGCTTTTCGGTAAGCACTTCGCCTAACAGCACATTTGCAATAGGCGGGGTTTCGTGGTTTAATGATGTTTTCGTTTCCATATAAAATTTTATTTTAAGTTGATAATTTCGTTTTCAAAAGTCCCACCCATCGCAAATCCCTAATCCGTTATGTGCAAGTAAACCAACCACGCCCAGACAACACACTTTCATCGTTGTAAGTTTCTTTAAGTTCAACCTTATCTTGTTTGGCTAAATCCTTCATCGCTTGTTTTATCTCTTTAATTTCTGCTACTATCCCGTTTTCGTGCAATTGGTCTTTTAGGGCATCATAGCCAAACCAATACGCTTCAAATTCTCCTGTTCTATTTCCCCAATCATTCCGCAACACATCTAAAATGCCTGCACATAACAGCAGATTTGCAATAGGCGGGGTTTCGTGGTTTAATGATGTTTCATGTTCCATATAAAGTTTTATTTTAAGTGATAAATTCGTTTTCAAAACTCCCACCCATCGCAAATCTGCGGAGCGTTATGTGCTATTATATCAACGTAGGTAGTTCGCACCAATGGGTTACTTCTTCAATACCCGTTAAAGAGTTAAAGGAGGTATTTCATTCGTATCGTGTGCACCGTGCTTCAGAACTTCTTCTTCGGCTCTTATGTATCGGTACTGAGTGAAGTCGAAATCCACATGGCCGTAAATTCTAAATCTAGGCGTTACGGAAGACATTGGAAGTCTATCCCATTCATCTTGGACCATCTTTTCAAACGGTGAAAGTTTTACTATCTTCATGTCCATTGGTTTTTCAGTGTGTACTAGCTTGTCGGTTACTTCTTTTAAAATTTCATTCATTTGAGGGTTTTGGAATAGCGTGTAAATATTGTTTGCCTCAACATCCTTGTCGCGCTTCCTGGCTATTGCAATATCTCTTTCCTTTTCAAATTTACTTAAAAAAGAAAAAATAGTTGGTCTATCCATGCGGTTAAAAATATCACCGTAATTGCCAGCTAATACATTCCGTAGGCATAAATCAATATCATCTAACTTCAGCATCCACTTATCATTCACTATGGCCTCTGCGCATGATACTATTTGCTGCCCGTTCATGTTTCTATCAATATTCAACTCACTGCAAAACCTCGTAATCAGTAAAGTCACCTTCGCCACCGTTGTTGCCATGTCCACTTTCCGGAGGGTGCTCAGTGGTTTGTCCTGACTGGTCAAATTTGTTTCTAAGGATAGCGTGGGCTTCGGCTGCCACGCCTGCGGCATCAAATCGCTGCTTAGAGCCATGGCCGTTGTTTTGTTTGGTGTTTCCATTTTTTATTGAAGATATTATATTTATCAAATTTGAGTTGATTTGCTCCAGTTTCAGTTGCTTTTGGTGGAAAGAATCCCACTTTTCATAATTATGCAAAACATACTTCCAAGCTTGTATGTTTTGTTTGTTCAACTCATCACCATCCAAGTTTGGATGTGAGTTTTTTACTTGCTCACGAAGGTAAAGAATTATTTTCTGCAATGCAGTACGCCCTTGCACTGAAAATTGTTCGGTGGTTCCAGTTCTTGATTTTAGAAAATCATTGTAAACATCAAGAAAAAGTTGATTTGGAACTGTGCTTTTTGTTTCGCGCGGTTTTTTTTCTTTTTCTTTTTTATCTTCTTTTTTATTTTCTTCTTCATATTCAAGCTTAAAGCAAGCTTGGTTCAAGCTTGAATTTAAAAAAAGATTATGTTTATCTAATGCTCTAAATGTAGGTTTATGAGGATTGTAACCTTCTTTTAATGAAACAAAATTAACTTCAATGTAGTCGGTTAATAAAACTTTACCGTCTGCAATTTTAACCACATTTGGAATTTTCAATAATTCGTTAAACTGAATAGAGAACCCATTGTCTACGTTGAAATATTCAGTGTCAAATTCATAAACTCCGGCAGCATCTGATTTATCCCAAATATAAAACCAAGCTTGCTTCAAGCTTGATTCAAGCTTGCGTAAAGCTTTCCAATCCGGATTTATAAATTTTTTCATTGGATGTTTGATATTAAGAATTTCTGTGCTTTTATGATTTCACGAATCAAAGCATCGTCAATAGTTATATTAATCACCTCAGCCTTTTCAGATTCACAAATAACTCTGAAATAGTCAGGGAAAACTTTAATAGATATTGAATCGGTCAATAGAATTTTAACATAGTGATATAACATGGGATATAAATATTAAACCCCCACACGCAAAGGCTGTCCACGCTCCGAAAGGAGTATTGGCAATGCGGCAGGGGTATTTTTATAGTATTTTTCATCGTGAACAGCGGGGCTAAAATAACAATAATTCGGATATTCCAAATTAATTATTCAAAATTTTTCCCTTCGGCATTTCGAAATTCAATCGAAGCGCCTGATTGACGTTTGTATTGGTCAAGTTCCATAAGTGTCTTTGTTCTGTCCAATTCATACTTCAGTGCATTATTGGCCTGCTTTGCTAAATTAGCCTGTGCCTTTGCATTTTCTACTGTTGTAATTCCTGAGTCTAACTTCTCCATTTGTTCAAATAAGAAGTGTAAAAGTGATTTGTTGTTAATCGGTTTCATGATGTTTGAATTTTAATAATTAATAAAAGTAAATCGTTTAGTATAACTTCCCTTTCTTCAGGTTGCCTGTAGTGCCTGATGTTTTTTAGTATTCGTGTTATCTGTTCACAGCTTGATTTGTATTTTTTAAATCTTTCATTTCTATTTATCCATCTTGAAATAACATGATTTATTGCGTTAAGTATTTCAATTCTACGGGTAGAGTGATATATTTCAAAAGCAGTTTCAATATGTATATTAACGGCAATAAAAGGTCTATCACAAACAGTAATACTACAATGGTCAAAATAACTTTTTTGGTTTGACCTGCGGATAGGATTAAGGCCTATATGCTTAAAAACTAGTTCATCTATAATTTCTAAAGCAAAGTTCCTACGGCTTAATTCATATAATATGTAATTATCCTCAGAATGTTCTTTCTCCTGCGCCTTTAATTTTAGCCACTCATTGCAGAAAACTAAATATTCATGTTTCCCATTAACCGGATTGAATATCTTCAAAAATCGCTTAGCACAGCATTTATCAAGTTCTCCTACGAAGTTGTCCAAATGCTCGCAATGTGATTTGTTGTGGTGTTGGCAAGTACTTGTCATGACAAATCTTTTTGCCTGAGATGAAATTCTAATTGTTCAGAGCGTTTGCGTTCTTGGTCCAGGCGTTGTCTAAGGTTGCAAACTTTCCATGTGGCAAGTAAAAGACACGCCATGGTTGGTACATAGATAATAAGGAGGGCTAGCTTTACTTCGTTCATTTTAAAATAGTGTTAATTGTTTTGACTGCAACTCATTCAAATCATGCCTTAAACTTAGCATACATTGGTAGTACCATTTAGGACTACGCATCACTTTCAAGCAAATGGCATAATGTGGGTTCATTGGTTCGTTTTAAAAAGGTGTGTGTTCATCCACTGGTGGCAAGATTGGTCTTTTGAAAAGTTCAATCAGAATGTCACGTTCTGCAGCGGCTTGTGAAATTTGCAATCGTAAGTCCGACTGTACTTGTTCATCTGCTAAAATAACAGCGTAAAACATTCTTGATTCAATAGGTAGGTTGTATTCTATTTTGTTTCCATCGTCATCAATTACTGAGGAAGTCATGTATCTAACAAGATAATGCTTTGTAACGGGCGGGTGTCCTAAACTTTCATTGTGTTTGGTTAATGCCATCATTTGCATTTGAGCCTGAAAAAACATTTCCTTTGGCACGTGCTGAAACTGTGGTTTTGATTCCTTAATGAATAGAATCTTCTGTTCGTAGAATGTCTCCGTTGGACACTTCACATCCACGCTTGCCGTTATTACATTGCTAAAGTCATACTCAGCAGCATCAGGGGTGGCGCCTGAGTTTTCATCAATAGGAAAAAACTCCTGGTCTAAGTATGAAATTATTTTTCCCGTTACTTCTCGAAATGTTTCTATCGCTTCAAACTCATTCAGATTGCCGTGTTCAGTGTGGAATGATGAAAAGTTTCTTTTCCGGTGCCCGCGAACAATTTCTTCAGCCTTTTCCATTATGTACTTATCTCTCGTCACACCTTTACCACCAATAAACAATTTATGTGCTGAGTGGCCAGTAAACATACCGAGTGATTTATTGCTCAGACTCATCTTGTATTTGTTTTTTTATTTCTTCGGTTAATGAAAAACGCTTTTCAATATCGGTAAAGTTCCCACCGCCTCTTATGTGTGTCACGGCTGGCGCCCAAGCCTTTGATTCCTTTGAGAGTAGTGGAAGTTTTATTTCTTCAGGCACTACGCGCAGGGCCTCTACAACTTCACCAAAAGCATCCACCAACTCAGAGCGCAGCTTTATTTTCTTACCAGCCCAATCTTCAATGTATGGTGTGTTGTAGATTTTTGTTATCACCTTAGAGTTAAGTCTATTCAATATCATTGGCTTTTGAGACTCGACCCAATGAATTACTGTGCATTCCTGAGTTTTCCCGCCCTGCCCCTTGACCTTTTCTCGAGTTACTTTAGATATGGTTAAAATTAAGTTTTCTCCAGGTTGTAAAGAGTATGAGCCTAAGTAGTCGGGGTTGACTAATTTCTTCCAATGTGTTTTCTGTTCTGTTGACATTGTATAAAGTATTAATTGTTTTAAAATTTATAATTGCAAATATTGCACTCTGACCCGTGTAGTTCCAAACTTTTTTCTCCATCTTCTAAATCTTGTTTATTGGTAAAAATTCCGATATAGTCGAAGTCGATAATAAAGCTGCTATGGTCGCCACGGCTCCAAGATTTCAAACCAAGTTGAACTTCCACTAATAGCCAACCCCATGCATCAAATGCAAGGTCGCCAGAGTGAAACTCAAACCCGGTTTCCTTTGATTGCCAACAGTCGTCCGTGTCCTCGGTAGAATATCGGTTATAAACTGCATCGCTTATAAATTGCGCTTGTTCCGGTGTAATCTTGCTCATATTCTTTCCATCATTAATTCGTCAATAAGAAGTGCGCGCATACGTTCTTTCAATCGTATTCTTTGGTAGCATTTAAACCTCCAGTCAATATCTTGGAATAGAATATCGCCTTTGGTTTTAGTGCGCTCCATTTCGCGTTCAGCGTAGTTAATACGTTTGTTGTTGCGCTCAACTTTGCGGAGCATTTTTAAAATACGCTCGTGGCGTCTAATGGTGTGGTTGATTACGGTCTGTGTCATTTTATAATAATTTTATGGGTTTACTTTAAGATTTGCTTGCACATATTCCAGCGCCTTGTTAATTCCATCAATGAAGCCTATGCACTCTTCTTGTGAGTGCTTTTCTTTCACATAGGCATTTACCCATGCTTCTTGCTGTTCTTTGGTGATTATCATTTTATAAAGGTATTAATTTGTTTTTCGCAGTGTTGATGCATAAGCAGGAATTTCAAAGGTTCCTTGCCTGCTGAAGTGTTGCCGCAATGGCAAGCTATTACACGCTCACCTTGTCGGGTGTTGAAGGTTTTAACGGGGTTGCACATAGTTTTGTTACGTTTAATTACGGGCAAATATATATAAATATAAATATTCAAACCAAATAAATATGCAACTATTTTTAAAAACCTAATGAAATCAATACTTTCAGAACGAAAGTTTTTTTTAGATTACAGCGTACTTTCCGTAATTCGGGCGCAATTCAAAGAACATACGAAGCATAATCGCGTCTGCATAGTCGGGCGAAAAGCCATGCTTCTGCTTAATTTCTTCTTTACCAATGACTGCTAACTTTCCATCACCATCAGGGTTTCGCCTGCGAATGAGGTCGAGTTCCTTCACTATGGTTTCCTTTGGACCTGCCATGAATGTGATAGCGTTCTTTTCGATTAACTCCCCTAGCTTGAAGTAGGCTTCGGCCTTTATGTTTGTGAACTTTTCAGCGTGCACAGCACGGGAGCCATTAAGGAAGCCGCGACACTTTAAGGTGTCAACCACACCACCTCCAATTCCATCCTCGTCAACTACCACATTTGAAAGCGTGACACCATGCGCTGCGATTATTTCACGAATAGCGGCAACCACTTCCACTATTGACTTTTTAACCAGTAGTTTCACCTCGATAAGGGTGCAGCCTTGCCAATAACAAATAACGGTTCTATCCTTACCATAGCGGGCAATGTCGGCTGTGATGTACTTTTCATTGCCTCCTACCTTTTCATCGCGAAAACAAGTTAGAAGGTCGTCATATTGATATATACGGTCGTTACTTTCGTCATAATCCCAGTTGCCCTCCAGCAGCCTTTGGCGGTCTATTTCCGGCAGCAAAGAAAGGTTATCATAATAACTTGCAGGTAGTGATGGATTGTCACTTGGTAGGGCTGCAATGAAACATTTATGGTCAGGTAGCGTTCCTTGTATGCTTGGTTGGTAGAAGTCGTTATATAACCATCCCTTTGACGGGTTACAAGTCATTAACATTTTAGGCTTCAAATCAAACTCCACAAGTTTAAAACGCAAACGTGATTGAACAATAGTAACCGCCTTATGTGTTACCTGCGACACCTCATCTATAAATGCATCGGTCAACTCTAGCGAGCCCAAGCTATCAAAGTTCGGATCCGATGGATAAGCGAATAAATCCTTCAGTATTATTTCAGACCCATTTGAAAAGGTAATGATATGCGATTGTCCGTTGTAATGATAATGCTTTCCGGCAACTAACTTTAAGTGTTGAGCCACTTCAAAGAATGAACGCAAAGTTGTGATTTGCAACGTGGCAAGTTTAGACCTACCTATTAAACCGCGAGTGCCTGGATATTTAAGCCTTCGCATAATTTGCCAGTGAACACCTAGTCTTGACTTTCCACCGCCTGCTGCACCACCATAAAGAACTTGGATGAACGGTGAATTGTTAGACAATGCACTGAGGCACTCTATTTGTTTTGGGTGAAATTCTTCGCTGAGGTTTCTTTTCAATTTATTCAGATTCAGTAATTTTGCAGCGTATCATCCAAAATGCGGCTACGGCCCATCCAATCATAGATTCATGGTTGTTAGTAACGTAGCCCCAAACCGAGCAAAACAAGGCTAATGTAACGCATATAGCATCAATTGTTGTTATGAATGATTTCATGTTTTATTTTGTATTTAATTTGCAACACTTTTCATAGTGTTTATAAGTGTTTGCGTAAGAGTAAAGTTTCGCCAATCGACAAGTTATGTGCAAGGCTAAGAACAGAGCAAATCAGACAATTCATTGTGCTTTTTAATTAGCCATTCTTTTGCTAATCTTTTACCATCTTCTAAATCGTAACCTTCTCCAATATATTCGTTTCCAATAGTTACTGAATAGCTGTCACTTTGTTTCCATCCTTTCCATTCAATTAAACATTGTCCTAATGGGGTTTCAGAAATAACGTGGTCATAAGTGCTAACGTCTTTTGTTGGTTGTTTTGGTTCTGTCCAATTCATTTCATTTTTAAATTAAATTTAGTGCTGATAAACCGCCCAGCACATAACAGCGGTTTGGCAAAAGCTGCCAGAAAGTTTTGTGCGAATATTGAGCATCCGTTAGGCAGCCTTCGCCAAGCCACAAAACGTTAACGGCAACCCTAAGTAACATCACCCGAAAGTTTAATGTGCTTTACAACTGATTCCCATATTTTAAAAATTTCATATTCATAGTATGACATTATATTAGCAACACCATCTTTATAAATATCATCCTTTTGAGAAATCTTTTTCATTACAGGAATAAGCCAATTCCAATCACTATGAAATTTAAGTTCCCCAACTGGCAATCCGTTTTTTTCATCGCACCACATTTTTTCACTTTCAGGAGTATATGATTTTTGAGTGAGATTTAGGAATTTAGCAATTAACTCATTCCCGTTTTTTATTTCTTGTTCCATTGTATTTGTTTAAATTATTAATAATAATTCCGAATGAAGGGCAGCCGATAACATAGGGTTGGCAATTATTTTTTGCTACGTTCTGCACAAAATTTACAGTTCTGTTTATGTACAATACCACCAGCATATGCATAATTCCAAACAACATATTCACAACTGTCAATCTGTACTACTTGGACATCGCCAGTTTCTATGCTTTGTATTTGATTTAATGGTTTTTGTTCTTTTTGTTGTTCGGAATTACTGCTTCCACAACCGCAAAAAATAACAGCTACTAACAGCACATAAGCAAAAGCAAAAGTTCTGCGGTAAATGGATGTTCTCGTTTTCATATTATATTCTGTTTTTAAGTTAAAATTTTCGTTTCTAAATCTTTGCCTTCGCCTATCTGCAAAACGTTAGCGGTAATTAAAGTGACTTTCCGCATCTTCCGCATAAGGGGTTAAAATCTGAATCAACAGTCCTTGAGAATTGAGGCTTTTTACATTTGCACTTTAAATGTTCGCTTCGCCCACTAACACTAAATAAACGCAAAACTTGGTCTGCGAATACATTTGGCGGTATGTCATCTATCAAAGCCTGTACATACATTTTCTCTATTTCTTCTTTCATCGTTATGCGTTTATTATTTTACGTTATCAGAAAGTTTCAATTAAACATTCGGGCGTAACGCTATTCATCCCCTTCACCTATTACCTTCACATAATCGCAAGCAGGCACGCCAAGTTCTGCAAACAGTGTGCAAACTAAGTCTGCGCGAAGTTTGCCAGGCGTACGCATGAATTTAATGGCCGTCAAACGGTTTATTCCATTCTCATTGGCCAAACTATCCAAGGTGCCGTAACGCGCTTCCATTAAAGGGATAAGCGATTTAACGTAGCTGCTACGCTGAGACCAACGGCTTCCGACCTTTGGCCCGCTTCTTTTTCTTTCGATAACTTTTTTTATTGACTTTGCCATATTATTTTATGTTTTGTATTTCTTGTTTTACTTCTTGCCAGTATCTATGTTGTGCCTCTATATTTTGAACTTCCATCCAATCAAAGTCTATGGCTTTATCTATTTCATCAATCGCAGTGCATATACAGTATTTTCTTTCCTCTATTGTTAAATGGTCAAAGCTCAGAAAAATATCGCGTTTAGCATCATGGTGCATTTCATCAAAGAACGCCATCATTTCCACTGCTTTTTCTTTAGCCGTCATAGTTTTAATTTGTTTTAAAAGAAAGTTGTTTTACTTTTGGCAAAAATATACTAAAAAGTAAATATTCCAAATATTTATTAAAATAAATATGGCAATTAACATAATAGCACCACAAGCAATTCAGGCAACAAGGTTGGAGATATGCCACGCTTGTAAGTTTTATAACGAAACAACAAAGAGTTGTGGCACACTCATACTAGGTGACGAGGTAAAGAATGATGAACTCACGGCAACTCATTACAGAAAGAAGATTAAACTTTGCGGTTGTGTGGTTCGGGCTAAGGTAAAGCTGTCAATTAGCAAGTGTCCTGCTGAGAAATGGGACCGGCATACTTCAAAGCAGGGTTCGGTACCTTTGACGGATGAACAGATTAAGAACCTGGCCGAGTTTATTAAATCACTGGAGGGCAAGAATAGAATCTATAATGATGAAGTTGTTAACTTATTCAAGTGGGCAAACAAAGTCAGCAGCACCTATGTGGAGGCCAGCACCTGCCCTAGTTGCGTGGTAGAAATAATTAATGCACTCAAAAGAGTAGTAAAGGAGGGCAAATGAGCGAAAAAGAAAGCATAGCATTTGCAGAGTGGATAGCTGAAAACCATTACCGATTGGAAAATATTGTAAATGGTGTAAGGCTATGGCGTAATGAGAACGCGCTAATGTCAACAAAGAATTTATATAAGCAATTCAAAAATGAAAAAACCGTACATTTATAACCTAGTCGTGTGGCTATTCCACAAGAACCAAAGGGTTTTCATTGCTTCATTCTTGATAGCCTGCGCGCTTATTGTGGTGCCCAACAGAACACTCAGTTGGATTGGAATATGTTTTATGTTTACATTTATAGCATTAGCGATACTCGGTGGAGTTGATTATTTGGTTTATAAAAAGAAACCTTTGAGAACTGCTAAAAACTTCTTTGAGTACATATTTAACAATCACAAGGCGGGTTTATTCTTCATGGCCCTATTTATAGCCGTTGGTTTAATCACAGCAACGGTAGACCTCACAAATGATTATCGAGGCGGGGCACTAGCAGCAACGGGCGTGGTGTTGGTTTTATGGCTCAGTATGTTTTGGTACCAATACAATAAAGTAAAATGATAACAACCACGCTCATAATTCTACTATGCGCATTTGCCGCTGGGGGTATGAAGTGCGCAGCAGATAAAGTACAAAGCGACCCTTATTATCAAACAGTAGAATGGAGGTTTAAGTACAAACGGGACAAGCAAGGAAACATACTCATGCACGGTGATAGGCAATACTCAAAACTGCGCAAGCTATACAACTATCTATTCCGCGTAAAGTATCAAGAGCACAGGCTATTCAGCACTACGCTATTTGTTTGGACTACAGATACTTGGCACTTTGTAAACTTTATAAGGCACCTTGTATGCTGCGTGGCCGTTTATTTGTTAATTTACATGCAATATGATGATACCTTTGTTATGGTTGGAATACCTTTATCGTTTCTACTAGGATTTCACATATATAATTTTGATAAAGATGCGAAACCGTCACCGATGAAATAGCAGTAAAATTGGGAAAAATGGAATTTAAGGAAGTAAAAATATCAGAGGTAAAATCAAACCCAAACAATCCGAGACTTATCAAAGATGATAAGTTCCAAAAGTTGGTGACTAGCATAAAGGAATTTCCGGAAATGCTTAAACTCAGGCCCATCGTGGTCAATGACGACATGATAGTGCTTGGTGGCAATATGCGGCTGAAGGCGTGCAAAGAAGCTGGACTAAAGAAAGTTCCAATAATCAAGGCAAGCGACCTCACTGAGGACCAACAAAGGCAGTTCATTATTAAAGACAACGTAGGATTTGGAGAGTGGGATTGGGATATGATAGCCAATGAATGGGATGCGGAGCAGGTTAAGGAGTGGGGCTTGGATTTGCCGTTGTTCACTGGCATAGAAGTTGGCACAGACGGTTTTAGTTTGCCCGATGGAGATAAAGCACCATTTCAGCAAATGGCTTTCACCCTTGCTGATGAACAAGCGGAACAAATAAAAAACGCTATTTCAGATATTAAAGAAACTGAGGAATACAAGTATTGCGAAACATTAGGAAACGAAAACAGCAACGGCAACGCACTTTATTTAATCATTATGCAATGGGCAGAGCAAAGGAAATCTTAGTAAAAGTAATACCTAGTAAAATAGCTAATGAATTTGTAAAAAAGCATCATTACAGTGGTAAAGTTGTTAATAAATCAAGTTTACATTTTGGTTGTTTTTTAGATAATAAATTACACGGAGTTTTAAGTTACGGTAGTCCTTTAGATAAATCAAAAGTTTTACCATTAGTTTATTCAGGCGATAAAAATAAAAATGAAAAATGGAATGAAATGCTTGAACTTAATAGAATGGCATTTGATGACTATCTTCCAAAGTATTCAGAAAGTAGATGTATTGCGATTAGCATTAAATTAATTAAAAAAAATGCACCGCAAATAAAATGGTTGTTAAGTTTTTCAGATGGTACTCAATGCGGAGATGGTACAATTTACAGAGCAAGTGGGTTTAGTTTAACTCAAATAAAAATTAGTCAAAATGATTTATGGGAATTACCAAATGAATTAGCATATTTAAGCAAGGGAAAACAAACAGTTCACAGAATTACAATACAATGCGGAACTTCATTAATTAGTAAATGGGTCATGAATAAATATAACAGGTTTACAATACCGTTAGAACAATTACAAAAAGAAAATGGTGGTAAATTGCAATCAGGAAACCAATTAAGATACATCTACCTAATAGACAAAACTTGCAAAATAACCGTTCCAATATTACCATTTAGCAAAATAGATGAAATGGGAGCAGGAATGTACAAGGGAAAAAAGACTACTTTAGCCGAAAGAAAACTTTTACAAGCGGAGTTACCTCACAAGGGAGAGGATAGTGCAATCCAGCACTAGGGGGCGTTCGATTCGACCACTTCGCTCAAATTATTAAGAATGACAAATAGTGACATAAATAAAAAGGGAATGATAGAGGCGTTGGAGAAGTCTTTAGGCATTGTTACCACAGCGTGCAAGGCAGTTGGTATAAGCAGAGAAACTCACTATCGTTGGCTGAGTGAAGATGAACAGTATAAGTCCTCAGTTGACAGCATTGCCGACATAGCATTGGACTTTGCCGAAAGTAAACTTCACAAGTCGATTGAAAACGGAAGCGACACGGCCTGCATCTTCTACCTTAAAACCAAGGGCAAGAAACGCGGCTACATTGAACGCAATGAGATAACGGGTGCAGACGGCAACCCAATAATTATAATGCCAAGCGATATATGAACATATACATACGCTCACTTTCCAAAATCACATTAAAACAATACTGCGATTACAAGTCTGCAGTCGATGACATTGAACGTGCAATCGTGGCCACTGGATTAAACCGCGAAAAGGTGTTGGCACTTAAAATGGAAAGCATAAAGAAGATTTGTGAAGTGTTCAATGAGATAATTTCACACGAGGCACAACCACTGGAGCAAAAGATAAAAGTCAAAATAGGTTTGCGGTCAATGAAGTTGGCCTTCATTCCCGACCTGCAGAACATGACCGCTGCTGAGTACATCGATATGGATGAGTGCGGCAAGATGGTATTCCAAAATAAGAAGGGTGCGGACTACTCCTATCTGATTAAACTCATGGCCGTTCTTTACAGACCTATCAAAGAAGCGTGGGGCGACAATTATAATCTGATACCATACGATGCTGCCGGCACCCGCCACTACATGAAGTACATTGAAGCATTGCCAATGGATAAAGTCTTTGGTGGATTGTTTTTTTTTTCAAGTTTAGAAACGAAACTTCAGCAAGGTTTGAGCGATTATTTGGCGGAGCAAATGACGATGGCGAAGAAAGAAATAAACCAGGCCTAGCTACTAACTATGGATGGTTTGCTATTTTGGAAACTTTAGCAGAGCGGGATATTACGAAATTTGACTTAGTTTTGCAGAGGCCTATTTACGAATTATTCACTCATTTATGTTACATAGAGGATTACAATATTGAGCAACGCAAGTACATACAACGCACTGATAGCTAGGTTCAAGCAATTTGCTGACGATCATTTTATGATTAAGATGTTCAACTACGGTCAGTACGAGAACGATAGCACCGCGAAAGAACCAATGTTTCCAAGCATGGCCGTTCAACCTGAGAGTGTTCAGATGAACGCAGGTGAAGCCATTCACACTTTCAATATTGTATTTGTTGATTTACCACATTCAAAGAATGATGGAACTGTTCACGAAAAAGAAGCGTTGAGCGATTGTTTACAGTTGGCTCAGGACCTATGCGCTTTGATTAAATTAGGTACATTCTTCGGTGAACAAGTAAGCATTGAAGGAACACCAACGGCAACTTATGTAACTCAGGAAGGTGAACATACTTTGAGCGGTGTTCAATTATCTTTATCTATTTCAGTTCCATTTGAGTGGAATGTTTGCGACATACCGGCAACTTTTTCAACTCCAGGTTCTTCGGGGCCGGGTGTAGGCAATCCCTCAGTAGGAGGATTAGATTGTGAGGAATTAAGTATGTGCCCGATAATTAAAAGCATAATTGAAATAGTAGGCACGATAGCTACACCGTACACAACTAAGTTACCGAACGCATTAACGGCAACGTATGCAGCAAGCGCTCATGGTTTGTTATTAGTGACTGGTGTAATGGTATTGAACACATCTAATAACGAAGTGGAGGTACTTGTTAATATTAATCAGACTAATCAAGATGTAATTGTTAGTTCTAACATAAATTTGCAAAATCATACAATAATCATATCATAATCAAATGGCAGAAAAAGGAATTTACATAAATTTAAACGGTCAGAAAGTAAACATTATAAAAGACTTTCGTTTAAACCCGTTAACAACAGCGCTAAGAACTACGCTCGGTTCGACTCTAAATAGTAACCACACGGGCTTGCAGTGTTACGACACTGACGAAAACGTAAACTATTTCTGGAATGGTTCGGCATGGAATAGTGGAGTTGCCCCCGTTGCAGGCATGATGCAATACAATGGACCTCACGCTTCATTGACAACAGCACCAGCAGGCGCAAGCGATGGCGATGTGTATTACATGAACACATCAGGCACGTTGACATTTGCTGGTGTTACCTTCGCGCCAAGTGCATCAGTTCAAATAGGCGACCAAATAGTTAGACGGTCGGCAACTGAGTACGATGTTATACAAGGCAACTCGATACCATCCACAGAAACGGTTGCGGGTATAATCGAAATTGCTACGCAACCTGAAACCAACGCTGGCACAAATGATACGTTTGCGATTACTCCTTTGAAACTTGCAACGTATAATGCAGCACAAGGCTATGCTAAAAAGCATTTTCAAAATGCGATTACGTTGGTTGCTAACACTCCATTGACTATTACTCACAATCTTGCGTTATCGAATAAGGATGCGTTTGTAGCGAGTGTAAAAGATAGCACTGGTGCTGTTATAGAAGTTGCCATAGTATCAATAGGAGTAAACTCATTATCTATTGAAAGTGCAATAGCGGCAACCAACGTTACAATTACGGTTGTATAATGGGTAAGGCCAACTACGATGAAATAACGATAGCCGAACAGGCAGTGGCACCTGCTACGCCTGCTTCGGGTTTTGGCCATATATATCCAAAGCCTGATGGTAAATTGTACTATAAAAATTCATCAGGAGTTGAAACAGAATTAACCAATGTAGCGGGTGTTGGAATATCGCGAGTAGTTACGCAGGTATCTACTAACATAACAGCGGGTAGTGCGGCAATTACCGACTACGATTATTACATTACGAACGGCAGCACGGTTACTTTACCAACGGCAGTAGGCAATACGAACATATACACGTTCACACGAACTGGTTCTGTTGATTGCACCATAAACACAACATCAAGTCAGACTATCAATGGTGACTTAACAGCGGTTATAAAGTTGACAAATTACATTTTAACAATTCAAAGCAACGGCACTAATTGGGTGGCGAAATAAATCATGGCGGATTATCCATTAATATCAGGTGTATCAACGGTAAATAGCAGTGCGGTTGCACTAGGAATAGGCGGTGTATTCACTGGCACAAGCATAGATGTTTCTTGTTGCTCGACTATTTCAGTGAGTGTATTTGCAAACGTGGCAAGTGCAACGAATGGGCTTTCTATGCAACAGAGTTCAGACGGCACTAATTGGGATATAACTGACACATTCACTGTACCTGCTGCAACAGGTAAAACATACTCTGTTCCTCGCGTTGCAAAGTTTGCCCGCGTAGTTTATACCAATGGAGCTGTTGCTCAAGCATCATTCAGACTTCAAACGATTACTAGTATCGAAGCTCCAAACTCATCAAGTGTAAAACCACAAGATGCAAGAAGCAATGAGAATGACTTTGTGGAAGTTGTTAATGCACCAATGTTATATGACAACGTGACTGATTCATGGAGCAGAGATAGAGGCGGTCACACACGAAACAGAGTTGGTCAATACGCGGCTACGACATTTAGGACAGCGGCATTGGCATCGGCATTACATAATATTTTCACAATAGAAAACCCAACGGGAAGCGGAAAGATAATGTACATTAAGTCTATAACATTCACCTTAGACACATTGGCTGCGTTGGCTGGTTCAGCACCGACAGTTAAGCTAAGTAAACTGGCAGCACTGCCAACATTAGGTACGGTTATAACATCTACAAAATGGAAAACATCCGATGCTACAGCGGTTGGAATAGTTCGCTGTTCTACTTCTAGTGACGGTGGTGCAGTTACTGCTATTACAGCTACAGCGGGTGTAGTTATCAATGCAATTTTTCAAAACAAATTCCAAACAGCAGCAGGATATATAATTCAAACGGTTCAGGAACTTTTGCCGAATATAGATAGGCATCGAGACCCGTATGTATTAGTGGCAGGAGAGTCGTTATTGGTTCAAGTACCTATAGCATCAACCGTTACAAATGCGTATTTACTTACTGTAGTTTGGGAAGAAGGAACATAATATGGAAAGTAAGCACATACAAGATGCTGCGAAAGCCTTCGGCCAAATGGTTGTTGAGCGTGCACAGCGCAATCTTGGTGCTACTCGAATAGTCAACGGCAAGCGTAGAAGGGCAGTAAGTACCGGCACGCTTAAAAATGATTTGACATATAAGCCACGGCACCGTAACAACAAAACAACTATTGACTTCACCACGAAAAGCGAAAGCACAAGACAATATGCGGATGTGGTTGAGTATGGTAGGCGCAAGGGCGCGAAGGTTCCAAAGATTAAACCCATAATGGATTGGATAAAACGGAAACCTATTAAGTTAAAAGATAAGAATGGTAAGTTCATAAGTATGCAGCCATATATTAATTCAAGGGGCAAAACAACTGACCCCGTATTAGGTGCAGCCATAGCCATAGCAAAGAGCATAAGCAAGAACGGAACGCCCGCAGTTAAGTATTTCAATGAAGCTATTCAGACTACTTTGGATGATGACGATGGTAAATTATTTTTGGATTCCATGGAAAAGGAAATAGAATTAAGGTTACTTTTGAACTCACGAAAAAAACAAAATAATTTATGAAACAGATTACAACTTTATTATTTGCACTGCTACTTACTGTAATTGGAAGTGGGCAGACTTGTTATGAGATTCCAAAGTATCAACACACCATATCAGGCCATGACATAGGTCAATCCTTTATGGCTTGCAATGATGCTGACCTCATAACGGTAACAACAAGTTTAGCCACTACATACGCCACTACAAATGAAATAGAGTTCCGTGTATATGACCAAAATAATATAGTAGTAGGTAGTCAATCATACACGGTAAATTTGCCAGTGTGGGTATATCCACAAGGAGGTGTGATGCACGAATTTACTTTTTATGCTTCAGCACCTATAAACGGGGGGCAATATTATAAATGGGAATTGAGCTATTGTTGTGACTATGTCAACCCTGATTATTCAGTTAATGAGATAATTTGTGGAAGAACTGCTATTTCAGAGATAAGCGGCAATGCATATTTTAACCACTACAATGCAGACGGCACACCATACTACCAAGTAAACCAAGTAAAGGACATATACGCTAAAGTTGAGTTAAAACAGCATGGTTGCGAAGGCGACTTTAATGGTGATAATCAGGTGGACAATACCGATGCGGCAATAATAGCGGCTCAGTACGGTATGCCATGCTTAAACATAACCACTGACATGGATGGAGATTGTGATGTGGATGATATGGACTTGGATATATTTAAAAAATTGTTAGGTACTAAATGCAATTAAATGTCAATAACGGTTAACCCAATACCAGCACCAAACTCAACTTATGGAACTACAGCCGTAGGTCAAAAAATAATATTATCAGCATCAAGTAATAACACTGGTCTTGATGGATTTTATTATTACTTACAGGTTCAAATAACTTCTTTAGATGAGGGGGTTTCAACGGTTACGAATTTGGATTTTTATGTGAGCCCAAATCCTAATGGAAATTTTATTTTCGATATAGCACCAATAATAAATTCATACATTTCTACAAGTAAAACAATCGGAGGTTCAAGCATACACGCATACAGAGACGACACAAATCAAATATGTGATGACCTTCAGGTTACTGTTTACGGTGAAATATTCGAGGCTTATAATGTAGCTGGTGTATTGACTATTGACCTAGGCACAGTACAAACATTGTGTAATATGGAAATGCTAAATTTAACGCATCAAATAGAAGATGGTTATTATCCAAATATTGAACAATTTAAACTAGATGGAGTTACTAAGCGATATTTATCAGACCGCAAAAAGGATACATACAAATTCACTTTAGAGCCGTTAATAAATTCAGACCCGAACGCGATAATTATACCCGTGCGCGAAAAGGATTATGGAGTTATAACAGCTCAGGCAGAGGGTAGCGCACTGTGGCAATCCGATAATATAGTAGTTCAGATATTTGATGAATTAGGCACGGCAACATCAGCGTCTTTTTATCGTTATAGTAATGTTGCTATGCATATGGCTTTTTATCCTGCCAACTTAAACGGCAGTGCAATGGCTCTGACAATTAAGCCACAAGATTATCCGAATTGGAAGTTTATAAAGGTACAAGACGAGTTTAGTAAAAGCGCACCATATTATCTAGTAAACATAGACCACTACGAGATTCACCAAGAATGTAAACACGATAACGTGCGGATTGCATGGGTTGGAAGTCGTGGAGGTTGGGAGTACTTTAATTTCAATAAGAAGAACGAAGAAAGTGTTCAGGTCGAGCGAAAGAGATATGAGAAAGTAGTCGGCACATACGAGGCTGCCACATTTGGATTCCTGCCTACTGATGCTGGACTGAAAGAATTAAAGCCCGTTGTTCAAAGGTTCA